CCGAGGTACCTCAGTTAATCGAGGCTCCGGAGATTACTTAGTAGCATGAGTACATGGTTGCCCGAGTGGCGTATAACCGTCGGCACGACAGTTTATACAAATGTGCTAAGCGTGACAATGGCAACGGGCCGCGATGATATCGATTTACAATGCAACGCCGGCTACGCGCGTATGGAGATCGTAAACGTAAATAACACCGCTTTTGACATCGACGTAACCGATGTATTAACTCTTGAGCTTAAGAATAGCTCGGGTACTTATGTGCCCGTGTTTGGCGGCGCGGTATCAGATTTTGGTATTTCGGTCCGCTCTCCGGAGGAGGTTGGCTTTATAACGATCGGTAGCATCTTGGCCGTCGGATCGCTAGCAAAATTAACGAAAGCTCTTTTCCCGGATGCCTTGCCTAAAACTGAGGATGGCACTCAGATATACGACATACTTAATGAGCTACTTATTAACTCATGGTTTGAGGTAGCTCCGGCTTTACAATGGTATAACTACGATCCGACGACTACGTGGGCTAATGCAGAAAATGTAGGACTAGGCGAGATCGATCAGCCTGGTCTATACGAGATGATTAGTAGGTCAGCCGATCCGGCTAACAGTTATAACCTATGCGCTCAAATTGCACAAAGCGCACTAGGACAAATTTACGAGGATAAAGCCGGGCGCGTATGTTATGCCGATGCCGACCATCGTACGGCCTATTTATCGGCTAACGGCTATACGACTTTATCGGCTAACTACGCTACTCCATCTAGCGTTAAATCAATCCTACAAATAGGCAAGATCCGTAACTCCCTTGTATTTAACTATGGCAATAATTACAATAATCAAGCTACGGCCCTTGATGCCGACTCCATCGCTAACTACGGCCGTTATCAGCGAGCGGTAAATAGCAACCTGCATAACCTAAGCGATGTAAACGATGTTATGGATCGTGAGTTAGGCCTACGTGCTATCCCTCGAGAGCAGCTACAGGCAATTACCTTTAGACTAGATAGCGGCGACTTACCCGATGCAGAGCGTAATAAGCTCATCGATGTATTTTTTGGCGAGCCTATTGTTATTAACGATCTACCGATCAATATGTTTAACGGGTCGTTTAATGGCTTTTTAGAGGGCTTTGCTATCCGGGCTACGCCTCAATTTGTGGACATAACACTCACGCTAAGCCCTACAGATTTCTCACTCGTTGCGCCACAATGGGACACGGTTAGCCCGGCTAACCTAGTTTGGACGGGTGTAAACGCTACACTCATCTGGGAAAATGCTTTTGGAGGTTTGACATAATGGCAACAGTAACGCCGAATTTTAATTGGCCGGTACCTACATCGACCGACCTCGTAAAAGATGGAGCGACGGCTATCGAAGCCTTAGGCGACTCTATCGATGCTAGTTTGGTAGATCTCAAGGGCGGCACTACGGGACAGGTATTAGCTAAAGCATCCGGTACAGATATGGACTTTAACTGGGTCGCGCAGGATGATAGCAACGCGATCCAAAACTCTATCGTCGATGCTAAGGGCGATCTCATTGCAGCTAGTGCGAACGACACACCCGCCCGCCTAGCAGTAGGCGCAAATGGCGAAACACTTGTAGCAGATAGTTCCACTTCGACAGGCTTGTCTTATCAGGCAAACTGGGCAGCCGGCAAGAATAAGATTATCAATGGTGATATGCGTGTTAATCAAAGAGCATTTACAAGTACCACAACTGCTGGAACTTTTATATATGACCGTTGGAAGACTAATTGCAATACAGGCACAGTCACATATTCTGCACAAGAGTTTACTCCAGGAACGGCACCAATTGCAGGTTATGAACTTAAAGATTATTTAAGAATTGCAGTTAGTGGTCAATCTGGGGCAGGTGCTTTTGCTATTCTGGAACAGTACATTGAAGATGTGCGTACTTTTGCTGGGCAAACGGTAACACTTTCATTCTTTGCTAGAGCAACAAGTGGTACACCATCAATTGCGTTTACTTTTGACCAGGATTTCAAAACCGCTACACCCACAGTTACTGTTAATGGTGACAAAAAACCAATCAGTACAACTTGGGCAAGGTACTCGTTTACTGTCAATATCCCATCAATTTCTGGAGCAAGCATAAACAACTCAACTAGTTATTTGTTGATGCGTATTTGGCTTAGCGCTGGAAGTGATTTCAATGTTCGCACAAATAGTCTTGGAGTTCAAAACTCAACTTTTGAAATTACAGGCGTACAAGTCGAGGCTGGTTCAGTTGCTACGGCTTTCCAAACTGCAACAGGAACACTTCAAGGAGAATTAGCCGCTTGTCAGCGTTACTTCCAATCACTAAATGGTTCTTGGGGAAGTTACGGGGCAACAAGTTCTATTCTTGCAAATTATTACCGCCATCAAACACAAATGCGCGTAACGCCCACAATTACAGTAACAACAGCACCAAGTTACACAAACGCTTCTGCTTTGACTAATGATGAAAACAGCGTTACAGGTTCAAGATTCTACGCCACAGTAACATCAACTGGTGGCGGCTTTGCTACTAATTTCATCTATTCAGCATCGGCGGAGTTATAAAATGACTATCAAATATACAGAAAAGGTAAGCGCGTTAGGTTGGGAATACATCGAGCGTGACAATGGAGATGGCACTACTTCGACTATTCCGAAAGACGAAGCCAACTCAGACTATCAACGCTATCTCAACCCAGAAGCGGAACAATCCACACCGAGCGTTACTAATGGAGACTAGCTATAACGGCTACCCGGCATCTAAAGATCCGGAAGCAATTAAAATAAAGTCCTACCCTGTAAAGGGTACGGATCGTAAGCTAAGGTGCGCCGAGAGTGTTGGGCCTCTCTTGGCCGCCTTTGCTGCGGAGTTTCACGAGCTAATCGAGCCGATCGATGAGGGCACGTTTGACGATTGGGGCTACGCTTACCGTATGGTGCGCGGCAACCCTACAAAATTATCGTGCCACTCATCCGGTACCGCTATCGATCTAAATGCTACAAAGCACCCACTCGGCAAGGCCGGCACTTTCCCGGCTGAAAAGATACCGATGCTTAGAGCCCTTGCTAAAAAGTACGGCCTCAAGTGGGGCGGCGACTTTAAGAGCAGGCCGGACGATATGCACTTTGAGGTAGAGATATCGGCAAGCAAGGCTAAAGCCTTAATCGCTAATTTAGGTTTATAGTTAGATAAATCCTTAAGGGCACTAAGGAGCAACAAATGAAAGAGCAAGCAATAGCGGCGGCAAAATCATACGGTAGAGCATCCCTCGCATCCGTAGCGGCTTTGTATATGTCCGGAATTACAGACTACAAAGTATTGGCTAACGCGTTTATCGCCGGGCTAATCGGGCCACTACTAAAAGCGTTGCAACCGTCGGAGAAGCAATTAGGCGTAGGCGCTAAGTAATGGAAAGAGCTCAGCTCGTAGTTGGTATAGCTCTAGGGAGTTTTACTATTTTGGGGCTATGGGCTGGGCTCGTCCGTCATTTGGTTAAGTATTATTTAGCCGAGTTAAAGCCGGACGGCAACGGCGGCCATAACCTTGCCGGGCGCGTTGAGCGTATCGAGCAGCGCGTGGACCGCATTTACGAAATTTTGTTAGAGGATCGATTAGCCAAGTAGCGACACGCCAAAAGGCTATACGCTTTTAATTCGGACAAAAAGCCCTCATACTGATACTACAAACGCTGAGAGGGCTACTCGGTTAGTAGCTTGATCGGCCTTAACAAAGGGCTAAGTAATGAATAGTTTAGATATATTGATCGGTTTGGCAGCCTGCGGTATGGGCTTTATGTTTATGGTAATTGGTTACTCAATAGGACACCGACAAGGGCACGGCGAGGGCTTTGTACGTGGCCGCGCTATCGCTCAAGCTCTGAAAGATAAGGAGCTAATCTAATGGGGTTTTTAGATAACTACGAGGACGTAAACGCTCGTATTAAGCGCTTTAGATTAGAATTTCCATCCGGCAGATTAGTCGCTTACATCGAGGATCTAGATATTATTAAAGGCACGATCCTCGTTAAAGCTGAGGCGTACCGGGAGTATGAGGATCATCTACCGAGCGCCGTCGATTACGCGTTTGGTAATGTCTCGACTTATCCAAACAATATGAAAAAATGGTTTATCGAGGACACGATTACCTCAGCTTACGGCCGTTGCATAGGCTTACTAACGCCTAGCCTTGAGCATAACTCGCGGCCTACCGCGCAGGATATGGAAAAGGTTGAGACTTTGCCGGCGGACTCGGACCCGTGGAGTACAAAAGCCTCGATCGAGGATATGGCCACAATGGCAAGTAGCATTTTAGAGATTGGTAAAACTCTCGGCGGTGAATTAGTAGCTGAGGCCCCTCGATGTACGCACGGTACGATGGTGTGGGCTGAGGGTACGGCTAAGGCAACGGGTAAACCGTGGGCCGCTTATAAGTGCACGGAGCGAGTTAGAGCTAATCAATGTAACCCGTATTGGCACGTACTCGGATCAGATGGAAAATGGAAGCCGCAAGTATGAGCGAGCTAACCTTTATTAAAGATGGACTAGCTACGACTATCCACGATAACGGCGATATAACCGTAATAGCTGCTAAACAATGCGACGAGTGTTTTAAGTGGCACACAGAGCTAGGCGGTTTTAATGTACGAGATGTAAGCGGTGAGGTAGTTTTATGGTTATGTGCACAATGTCGCGCGTAGCTAAAGTTATACTCGATCGATCGCAGGAAATAACCGCTCATCAAAAAGGCCTCGAGCGCGCTATTTCTATAAATGCTGATCCGGGTGATGCTAACCAATTTGGGCAACGCTTTACCAATTATCACGAGTTTATATGGCAAAAGGCCGAAAGTGCCGGAGCTGAAACGGCCGTAGCCAATTATTTTGGCGATTACGGCTTTGTGCCTAAGGTAGATACGTTTCACAATGAGGCGGATGTGGGCGAAAACATCGAGGTCAAATGGACCAAACACGCTAACGGCCATTTAATCATACAAAACAGGCCAAACCCGAGGCCTAACGATGTAGCTATATTAGTTACAGGATGGAGCCCGGTTTATATATTACTCGGATGGATGCCGGTCCATATGGCCATGCAGCCGCGATATAAACATACGTATCAGGATAACTATTGGGTACCTCGAGCTAATCTATTTGAGATGCAATACCTCGAAAGGTCAAACTATGGCGACGTATAAAACTAAGTGCCGTTTATGCGGCAAAATGACCGATCATATAGAGCGAGTCGTAACCGATAACCTGCCGCCGTACGTTAAGTCGCTCCAATGCGTTAAATGCGGTGTTATGGGGATAGTGCTAATGGAGGATCTTAAAGATGCCGACGTATGAATATGAGTGTATTAGCTGCAATATCCGGTATGAGCTTGAGCAGCCTATAACATCAAACGCTGCGCCTATGTGTTGCGGTACGCATATGAGGCAGGTATATCACGCGCCGGGCATAAGCTTTAAAGGTAAGGGATGGGGTAAAGATGCGTAATAGTTATCCACAAGAGTTATCCACATATGTTAAAAAGGTGTGGGACACGCTCAAGATTACGCTCAAGATTGACAGGTATTTGACTCTATCGATACGCTCCATGCTCGCAGGCGAGCCGCTACCGCGGATAGCTCGCAGGCGATGCTTGGTGCTATTGGCCGGGCTATTTGTATTTAGCAATACAACGTATGCAAGTGCGGTAAGTACACAAAGAGATAAAGAAAACTACAAACTCTACGCACATATAAAGCTACTTAATGCTAAGCAATATAGATGCTTAGAGGTATTGTGGAATAGAGAGAGTAGATGGGATCCTCGAGCAGATAACCCTAAGAGCTCTGCATATGGGATACCTCAACTACTTAAGATGAAAGAGTTAGATCCTTTTAAGCAAATAGATTTAGGTCTTAAGTACATAAGTAAGCGGCATAACACACCATGCAAAGCACTCGACTACCATAATCGCAAAGGTCACTACTAATGGTGCACGGTAAGCACGACCCTAGACTTAGTAGTAAGTACAAGAAGCAAAGGCTCGTAGTACTAGCTAGGGATGGTTATACGTGTGTGTATTGTGGGCAGGATGCCACTACGGTAGATCACATAGTCAGCCTCAAAGCTGGAGGCGATCCGATCAGTTTGGAGAATATGGTGGCCTGCTGCAAGCGATGTAATTCAAGCAAGGGATCACGCTCACAAGGCGTTTTTTTAGCATCCAATTCTAC